CCACGGTATGCCGGTGAGTTGTGGAACCGTTCGCTTCATAGAACGGCATATCCTGTAAAATCTCGTTTGTGTAGGAAAGAAGCTCCCCCACAGGGGCAATCGTCTTTCCATCCGGGTCGAATTGTTTGGTAAGCTCACTCAGTGTAGGCCAGCCATCTCCAATAGCCATAATTTACTCTCCGTTATTTCACGCCGTAGGAGCGTCATTCGGATACATCCGATGCGCCAACGGCACTTCTTTTGAATTGGGCGGAACATTCACCTCGGATTTCAAAAATCCTCCTTCCTGCAGCATCTCCCCTACCTTGGAAAGATGTTCCAAAACGAGTGGATTCATGTCCTGCCCGGCGTTAATCAAGTACTCCTTGAGCTTGCCTTCGGGGTCTGTAACCTGTAAAGCCCTGCGAGCCAAACCGACAACCTCGTCTTTTCGCTCTCCAAGCCCCTCAAGGTATTGCTCTCCTAAAGCCTTAACAGCGTCTTTCTGCTGCTGCTCATTTTGCTGTAGCACTCCCGCAAAAGTTTGCAGGGTCGTGTCAAGCTGTTCCTGGGAATACCCTACCTTTTCGGCAAAGCCCCGGACCCACTCAGGGGCCCCCTCCGGGAGTTTATACTCATCCGCTTTTAATGCTGGGCTGTCATCCCCGGTTTCCCCGGGGTCGCTTTCAGGATCAGGCGGAGTGGCATTCTTGTCGTCCAATGGCCCTGGCGCAGGGGTCGTTTCCGGTACTGGCGTCGGTGCAGGGGTCGTTTCCGGTGCAGGGGTCGTTTCCGGTGCAGGGGTCGTTTCCGGTGCAGGGGTCGTTTCCGGTGCAGGGGTCGTTTCAGTTGTCATTGTTTATTTCCTCCGATCTCTCCAATTTAGCTTGTCTCAGCAAAAGCTGAGGGTATATCTCGGGGTCAACCTCCATAAGTAAATCTATCACTTCAAGCCCTACCTCCCGGCGCCCGAGTTCACGTTCAACATTATCCCCTACTATAAAATCAAATATACCACATATCCCGAGAATATGCGATACAAACTCTTTCCCCGGCTCTGTCTCCATCACAAGCCGGACCGTATCTTGCATAGGCGTTTTCAAAATAGCCCTACCTCCTGCCCGGTTTGCTGACCCTCAAGAAAGGTAGCCCCGGCATCGGCCTGATCCTTCGCTGTCTGCGCTTTCTTGGCATCAAGCTCAGTGGTCACAGCCTGCTGCTGGATAGCGTCCTGTTTCTGTTTCTCTGCTGCCGCAGCCTGCTGTCGTTGTTTCCGAATAGCATCAACCCCTTCCTGCGGCCTGAGAATGTTGTGGGAAACACCTGTGATAGACGCGAACTCATCAACCGCAGCATCCACATCCACCTTGTCAAGCGCTTCCTGGCTAAACTGCGCGGCCTGCCCAACGAACCCGAGGAATGACTGGGTACCCTGCAGGGCGACTCCACGCTGAGCTGTAGCCAGCGGTGATACGAGATCTATCTTGTACCCCCCTCCAGCGGTAACAAGCTGCTCATACCCTGGGGGGAATACCGGAAATTTATTCTTGCGGAGACAGATATTGAAGCATCTCTCCACCAGGGGTTGAAAGAACTCAAAATTCAACCGAGTAAGCTCCGGCCCGAGCCGGACGAGTTTCTCGTTCTCTCTTGCGTTCACTTCCGTGGCCTTGTATGGAGTGGCATTCGGATCACGGTTGGAGGATAGAAAAAGGTCGTTAAAGAATATCTTCTTAATCATCTGCTCTGTGCGATCTATACCAAGCGTGATACCCTGGAAATCCGCACGACCGCTCATTATCGGCGTCACTACTTCTTGCGGATTACGATAGTAATTCCTACCGCCCGGGAGAAGATTCTCTTTTCCCCGCATTCTCGCCGGTACGTTGACTGGCGGATCAGCGGCCTTATGCCCCACCATAAGAAAAGTTTTTTCGAGTTCCTGTAGTCTTTTAATGTGTGGGATAGCTCTATTACCCGGCCCAAGGCCGAGAGTGTCGCTACCGATCAAAGAGTACCGAGCAAGCTGGTAAGGAAATTCATAAAATCCTTTTTTCTCCAGAGGCTCAATAGACACATCTATATTTCTGTTTACCCGCTGTCCGTTAAAACCTGTCTCAAAAAACACGCGGGTGAATTTTTTATCCTGGATATTCTCCTTATACACGCACTCAAGCACCGTGACATACTGACTCGCGGTTCCGGCGGCCTTCTCTTCTACCCGCCTCTTTATTTTATCCGATACCGTATCCGGAAACCGATCATAAAGTTGTCGCTCCGTCATGAAAATGGTGCGAAAGAAGGTATCCAACCGTCCACGAGAGTCAACGGAAAAGACATACTCCCCGACAGTTAATACTTCGAAGCGAAAGGGCGCTGAATCGCTTTCAGAATCCTCCCCTGTGTACGTAACAGCGTTGGCATACCCCACGTACTCTTTATAAAAAGAGTCCAGCACTCCATAGAAATTACTACTGTGCAGATAGTGGTGCAAAAGCTCCGTGCAATCCTGAAGCCAGTTTTTCAGAGGGTCGATCTTGTTTAAATTTTTATCGGCCCAATTTAACTTAAACCACGGCAACGCCGGAGAGGTGAGCCGACCGGCCAGCTCTGAAGTAAAATCGTAGAGAGCTTCCTCGGCGGTATTGTTTATCACCCCCGGGTTCGTGAGTTTCCGTTTGCGAGGTTTAGAGTAAGTCTGGTACACCCCCCGACCAGGTAACAACCAATCGCTTATCTGGCGCCACCCGGCTCGCCACTCAGTGGCCTCGTGATATAACTCCTGGTACATGCCCGCCAGTTTAGCAAACGGCGTTGCGTTCTTATCATATGTCTTTTTCATCCGAGTATCGAGGTTGTAGTGTCGGCGTCTTTCTCGTCGAGCAACGGGCTGGTGTGCACAGTATCTTCCCGGCCGTGATTACGCGCCAGGGTATCCTCGTAATCAGCGGACATCTTGTTACTCAAATCCCCCATGACCCCCGACCAATCCACGGGCTTAACCTGAGAACGCGACGGCGTTGGAGCGGGGGGTAACTCCGGAGGAGCCGACGCTGCCGACATAGCCGCCATGGACTGCTGAGACATACTCATCATCATCTCCATGAACGGCATTATGTCCGAGACAGTGTTCTGCGCCGGTTGCACCGACGGAGGCGCCGGACGTTGTGATGAGCCTTTACTCCCCATGTCAGCCACCTAAAATTGAGTTCTTGCCGCCAAGCGTGTCGTCTTCTTCCAGCGGAGATTTTCGTTTTGGTTGAGCGCCATAAGATACCGCGTCAGTAGTAGACGCCGCATCACCCCCCGCACCTGTCGTTGCTGTCCCGCGAGTTACGGTGAAACCTTCAAAACCCTTCGGATCTCCCCACTCCTTCATCACCGCTTCGAGATCCCCCTGCTGCTTGTCCGACCACAGGGTAGCGAAGTAGTTGTTCACTCGCTCGGCTTTCTGCTCATCCGTAATGTCATATTTGACACCCATCAAGGCGGCGTTTGAACGCTCGGTGTTTATCGCGGTGTTTACATAGTCTACCGCGCTACTCGCGGCGGTAGTGTAATCCCCGAAAAGCTGCTCTCGTTTACCGATCCCGGAAGCGAAGTCGTCCCCAGTTGAGGAATACCCATATTGTAGACCGGTGAGATCCGATGTCTTATCTGCTATCCCCCAACGGCCATTTTGAAAGGCGTACATGCCGTTCGGATTATCCGACCCGATCTCCCCCAGCATACCTTTTATCCTGTCAAATGAAGCATCTTCTCTCGTACTCCAATCAATTTCAGGTGGTCTGTAGGGCTCCGGAGGTTTGAATGCTGAAAACATCTCCTCGATGGAATTGCGCTGCTGTTGCTGCCCGGCATAATCCTGCGCTGCTTTATCCCATCCCTGCTGGTAGTATCGGAAATCCGGATGGCTCGGATCTACCGTGCCTCCAAAATAGGGATGCGTCGATCCCGCTGCTGTCTGCCCAGGCTGAAATGCCGCGTAGCCAGACTGCTGATTACCACTCACGGGGTTCCATTCACCCCCACCACCTTTACCGCCGCCACCCATTATTTCTGCTCCTCGTCAAGTAAAGACGCGTACTCTTTATTTTTCTTGTGGGGGCGCCGTTTTTCGGGCGCCGCTGTGGGGGGATGGGAGGTCGTGGGTTTTTTATCCACTGATGTATCTTGTGTAGCGGGGTTTTTAGGGGAGAACCTATCGGAATAATAGTTGTCCCACAAGCCGTCCACTCGCGCATCCTCGGCTCTCATAGCGTCTGAACGTCCACCCATGATTGGATTTAGAAAGTCGCCCACAAACCCATGCCCAAACCAGTTATCGTGCGCCGCGAACTGCTCTTTTCCTGTCGCCGCATTCCACATATTTTTCCACGACTGCGAAGTCATGGTGGCGAGAGGATCATACTCCCCCATCCCCACGATGTTGAGCGGATTTATAGCCCAATCAAAGACGTTCCCCGATTTTCCACCACTACCCATGAGGCGCCTCTAAGATAGAAAGTTGGGCGTCTTCGAACTTCTGTTTATACGCGAGCCAGTAGGAGTTCGGAATGACACATAACTTGCGGTAGCCTATGTTGCGGGCAAAACGTAAGGCGAGTTTATTCGATAGGGGGGTAAGTCCCAACAGGGATTCGATGTATGGGAGAGTCTTATCTGTAGAACGCTTGAGAGAAAAAAGCTGAGAGATGGTGGATTTAGCCATGGCTACCGCTGTCGATCCCTGTGCTTCGGGGCGTACCGAGAAATGAGACATGGCGCACAGACCTTGGAAGTTTTCGAGCATACACTCCCCGATCATTCGGCCGGTACTATCCAACACAGCGAAAGTAGACTGTCGCATCCGCACGACCATCTCCATGGCATCATTCACCGTCGGATTAAGAGTCTCCGGTATGCGATACTTCAACAGGTCTTTCGCCTTCACGTCTTCCCAGTACTCCCTAACCTTCTCGGGTTCGACTGCCAGGATATTTGCGAGCCTATATTCATCCATAAGACACACTACCTTTCTGTAATTACCCTGTCAAGGAAAAGTTTTCGCCGTCCCGGTTCAAAAAGTTCAGCGGATCGTACTCCGGTAAGGGCGACTGCCCGAGCCCATCCCCCCTGACGAGTATCTGCTTCATCTGCGGGGTTATACCGAGCATCTTCTCCCGCTCGGTCGGCATGTCTTCAAGCTCGATCTCCTCTGCGAACGTCAGCGTCACCGCCTCCGCCTCGTCGGGGGACTTCTCTCCCCTGGTCTTGAGCATCTGCTTCGTCTCTATCTTCACTCTGTGCTTCTCGTCATCGAGCATCATAGGAGTGGATAGCTGCTTGATAAGCGTTTCGTTGTGGGGAATGCTTGGCCTGTTAGGATTGAAGAACCAGTCCCGGCACCTCATCCACATCAGCGCCTTCATGTTGGCGTGAAGCTCGTCGTAGACCTTGCCACCGAAGTTTACGGGGATCACGATGTCCTCGTAACCGAGCTGGTAGAGTCTCGAATAGACACCCTCCCCCCGACCCGCATCAATAAACACCGCCGCCGGGTGGACTTCTTTAATCTTCCTAACGATAGTGGCCGCAAAGGCCATATTGTCCTTACCCTGATAAGAGTCCACTCCATGCAGCATCCGGCCCTGCCGGTGAGCTATGGTGGCCTTGTCTCCCTTGGCGGCGAAGGCCACGTCTACGCCAAGAATGCTCGGCATGAAGGAGTACTCCTCCTCCTTGAGGGTATTCTCCACAGCAGGCATGATGATGTCCAATGGTATGGCCGTCTCCTCTGTTGAGGCCGACCAATCATTGTAATACTCCTGCTGAATGAGGCTTTCCCGCATCCCGGAGCGTCGATCTTCCTCGATGGCCTCGATCGAAGGATAGCCGGTATCGTCTCGGGTGAGGTACTGCACGAACCACTTTGGATTTTTCAACGCCATCTTGTACATGGCGTACATGTGGTTCATCCCACGCGCCGTGCCGTTAAACAGCGCCCACCCGCCATTGCTCGTGAGCATAGGGCGAATATAGTCCCACGCCTCCGGCTTCTGCAGAGAGAACTCGGTAAACACCGCGCCCATGGCATTCAAGCCCATAAGGGAGTCGTACTGGTCCGATCCTACGACCTTAATCATAGAGTCATTGACAAGCTCTATCTCCATGGTGGAGTCGCGTTTCTTGGTGATAGCTCCTGGCGGGATATAGTCGAGAAACTTCCTCCCATCGTCCGTAGCCCCCTTCCAAACAATCTGTCTCGTCTGTGTCTGCAGTGGACCGATATAGAGATAGAGCCCCGTCCGTTGCAACGCCTTGGCTACGAGGATGTTTATAGCGATCAAGTCCTTGCCGTTCCGCCTGGGCCAGATGGTCAATGCCCGAAGTCCAGGCTCCGGCTGCATCATGTACTTCCAGACGGGGGACTGGTAATCCCGGAAAGTCAGGTTATATGGGAGGTGCAGAGTAGCCATGATGAGCTAAAGCAGCCCCTCCAGTTGTAAATCGATTTTAGGTCGGGCCTCCTTCGGGGACGCCTGTAAACCGGGATGGTCAGGCCCGGCGGAGGAAGCGGCGCCCACGAGATCATCAGCGAGCCCGTGTATGCGTATGTCGGTGATCGTGTCGCTGGTTGTGTGTCGTTCGGACTTCTCGACCATGTTCAGCCGGGCGGACAGGACGAACTTAGCCATGGTGACGTTCACATTGTCCATCAGGCCAGCCGCGACGAGACGATCTTCTATCGTGGTCAGCGCCCGGGCCAGCACGTGTCTGCTCTCCAAGGGGTAGTCCTCGTTGTCGGCGGCATTAAGCATAGCCTGGGCAGAGGAGAACCCAAGGAACAGCGCCAGCCCTGCGGGAGTGGGCGGCTCTTGGGTATGGACGAGCGCGGGGGTATCGTTGGGGGCGGTGTCGTCGGCACGGACAGGCAACAGACGAAAATACATCTCCGCCCGCTCCTCAAGCTTTCTGGCGTTCGCCAGTATCGTAGCCGGGTGGAATCGTGTGAGTTTTTTAGGATCGACCTTGACCAAATCTTCCATAATAGCCCGATCGTACGGCAGAAGTGGTGGACTGTCAAGCAGAAAATGAGGGGGTTGCGGAGGGCCGACCAAAGATGTTAGGCTACCCTAAACATGTTAGGGGTGGTTAAGAAAGATAGGGTGGGCTGAGTGTGTCAGGTGTTTGAGGGGGCGGTAGCGAGGTGGCGAATGACAAGTGTTTGAGGGGGATTTAGCTACCTCGCAAATGTCAAGTGTTTGAGGTGGATTTAACCCACCCACGATT